CAGACATGGAACGCATTGCAGACTGCTCCGGCGTCTGCTCGACCGGCGTTGCAGCAGCTGCTCTACGTCAAGGAAGACATTTTGCTGTTGCAGATCAGCGCTGGCGTGCTGTTCGGGATCTTTATCACGATCGCGCTGAGGGCCCGCGGGCGTAATTCCGGCCTGCACAAGAGGATGATGTTCCTGGGAACGGCGGCGCCGCTGGCGGCGTCGATCGACCGGATGAACTGGCTGCCTTCGAGCCTTCCGGCGAACCCCTGGGCGACCGACCTTTGGATCATTGTCGCGCTGGCGCCGATGCTGGTCTGGGACGTAGTCCGAAACCGGAAGGTGCATGAGGCATACTGGATCTGGCTGGCCATTTACGCGCCGGCGTGCCTTGTCGTCGATTACCTATGGGACAAGCCGGGGTGGCACGTGATGGCGCGGGCGATCATGCGGGTGTGACGGCGTAAGCCAAGGCTGGACTTTCAGGGCTCCTTCGGGAGCCCTTTTCTTTGGGAGTAAGTATGGGATGGTGGTTCGGGCGGAAATCCGCTCCGGAACAGACGCGTTCGCTCGCGCCGGCCTGGCTGAGCCGGACGGACGGCGAAGAAGGATTCGCGGTCGGTTATTCGTCGCAGTTCGACGAGATCTACCGGCGCAATCCGGTCGGCCAGCGAGCGGTGCGGTTGTTGTCCGGGCTGCTCGGATCGCTGCCGATCTATGCGGCAGAGGGCGATCCGGCGGCGGTGAAGCTTGTTTGCGCAGACGGGCTGCTGGAGAATATCGGGGCTGCGCTGCTGCTTCACGGCAACGCCTATGTGCAGCTGCTCGCCGACTCCGACGACAGGCCGGCGGAACTGGCGTTCCTCCGTCCAGATCGGGTGACCGTCGACACCGACGGTCGTGGATGGACGACCGGATACAAATATCAGGTGGGGCTGCAGTCGACGCGGATCGCGAAGACGGACGCACTCGGGCGCATGCAAGTGGCGCATCTGCGGTCGCTGAGCCCGCGGGACGACCATTACGGGATGGGCTGCATGGATGCGGCGATCGCCGCGGCGAGCGTGCACAATCGCGCCAGCCGCTGGAACAAGTCACTGCTCGACAATGCGGCGCGGCCGAGCGGAGCGATGAGTTACGAACCGGGTGACGGCTCCCTGCTTTCGGCCGAACAGTTCGACCGGCTGAAGAACGAGCTGGAGTTGAGCTTCTCGGGCAGCGGCAATGCCGGGCGGCCGATGCTGCTCGAAGGCGGGCTCAAGTGGCAGGCGCTGAGCCTGACTCCGGCCGACATGGATTTCGTGTCACTGAAAGAAGGCGCGGCGCGCGACATCGCGCTCGCCTTCGGCGTTCCCCCGGTATTGGTCGGGCTGCCGGGGGACGCCACCTATGCCAATGCCCGCGAGGCGGGGCGGGCGCTGTACCGGCAGACGATCCTGCCGATGGCGGCGCGGATTTTGGACGGGCTGTCGACGATGCTGAGCGACTGGATCGGCCCCGTTCGGCTGGCCTCCGACCCCGATCAGATCAGCGAGCTTGCCGAGGACCGGGCGCTCTTGTGGCAGCAGGTCGCGTCGGCGGATTTCCTTAGCGAAGCGGAGAAACGCGACATGGTTGGGTTCGGGCCGAAGAAGGGCGAGCTGTGAGCGCTCTCAATCCCGACATGTTGCTGGCGACATTGCTGGCGCAGGCGGAGGGACGATGCCTGGACGTCGTCAGCCTGCGGGCGCTGGTGGAGGAATCGAGCCAGGCCGGGGCGCGGCGGGCGCTGGCGTCGCTCGGGCTCGATGACGAGAGGGCGCGGCGCGACATGGACGAGCTGCGGGAGCTTTTGAGCGCATGGCGCGACGCCAAGCGGACAGCGCGGCGGGCGGTGATTGGCTGGCTGGTGCGGATCGGGCTCGTGGCTGTGCTGATCGGGCTTGCTGTCAGGATGAAATTGGCGGGGATGCTGGGCGGATGAGATTCGCCGGATATGCGGCAGTGTTCGATCACCCGGACAGCGGCGGCGACGTAGTGCGAAAGGGCGCGTTCGCCGAGAGCCTGAAGCGGAGCGGCGAGGTGCCTTTGCTGTGGCAGCATCAGGGGCAGCCGATCGGGACGATCGAGCATCTGAGCGAGGATGGGCGCGGACTGCGGGTGATTGCGCGTTTGGGAGAGAGCGCGGCGAAGGTCGGGGAGCTGCTGAGCGGCGGGAAACTGAAAGGGCTAAGCTTCGGCTACCGAGTGCGGGAGGCGAAGCAGGCGGATGGCCTGCGGGAACTCCATTCGCTGGATCTTGTCGAAGTCAGCCTGGTTGCTCGCCCGATGCAGAAGCTGGCGCGGGTGCATGCGGTTGAAAGCGTCGCGTGAATGGGTGATGCTGCGGCATGAAGCGTGCATTGTGCCTGCTTTCAATGGTTCTTCTGACGTCGGCGTGCATGCGGTCCAACCCGCGCGCGACGCCCGCGCGAGCTTACCGACACTTGCAAGATCGTCTGACGGTGGCACTTGGATTGCCCCCGTTCAGCTGCACCTACAAGGCGAAAGACAAATACGGGGAATATTATGCCAGCATTCCGATCGACGAGTGCGTAAAGTTCGATCCACCGCAGCGCTGGAGAGGATTGTGGCGCGACGAGTTTGAAGGATCGAGGTTTTGTCCCTCGCCAGCGAAGACCTGCGGCCAATCTGATTTAAGGCCGATTGTTTGGCTGGCGGGCTTTGCGACAAGAAACGCGCATCCTGATGGCGCGCTCTACGCAGTCGACTTCATCGGCCGTCGCACCAGCTACGAAGGATCCTACGGGCACCTCGGTATGTCGGACCATGAGGTCTTGGTTGATCGGATGATCTCCATCAAGGTGATCGAGCAGCCGCCGAAACGGGAACAATAGGTGGATCCCGGCTCGGCGGCCGGGATGACGATGAGGTCACGAGGGTCGCGGAAAACCGCGGCCCTTTTTTGTTTGCGCGAAATTCAAAGGAGAAGACGGGCATGGTGGAAGTGAAGGCGGATACGCTCGAGGCGTCGTTCGACGCGATCGAGCAACAGGACGATGGTATTGCGGCGCTCAAAGCCGAGCTGGAGACGCTGAAGGCGAAGATCGCTGCGGGAGCGATCCAGGCGCAGCGGCCGGCACTGGACGGCGTTAAATCCGGCAGCACAAATGATGCTTTCCAGCAATATTTGCGGCGCGGAACTACCGGTGGGCTGGAGATGAAAGCCATCGACAGCTCGACCGGAGCGCTCGGCGGCTATGCGGTTCCGGAAGAGCTCGACAGCCAGATCGATGCGACCCTGAAGGCGATCTCTCCGATCCGGTCGATCGCCAATGTCGTGAAGGTCGGAAGCGCCGGATACCGAAGGCTGGTGGCGAGCGGCGGAACACCTTCGGGCTGGGCAGCCTATGACGCCGACCGTCCCGAAACAGCAACCCCGACCTTTACCGAGATCGCGCCACCAGCGGGCGACCTTTACGCCAACCCTGCGGCATCGCAGCAGATGATCGACGACTTGGCGTTCGACGTGGAGGCGTGGCTGGCGCAGGAGATTGCCCAGGAATTCGCGCGGGCCGAGGGCGCGGCTTTTGTGTCAGGGAACGGTACCAACCAGCCGCTCGGCTTCCTTTCGTCGCCGACGTCCGCGGCGATCGACAGTGTGAGGCCGATGGGAACGCTGCAGACGATCGGCACCGGCAATTCCGGCGCGTTCCCGGCAAGCAATCCGGAGGACGTGCTGCTCGATCTCGTCCACACGCTTCGCTCGCCCTACCGGCAGGGCGCGGTGTTCGTGATGAACTCGGCGACCGCATCGGAAATCCGCAAGTTCAAGACCAGCACAGGCGCGTTCCTGTTCCAGCCGAGCCTTTCGGCCGGCACGCCCGCGACGCTGCTTGGCTATCCCTTGATCGAAGCCGAGGACATGCCCGACATGGCGGCGGGAAGCCTGTCGATCGCGTTCGGCAATTTCACGGCCGGCTACGTGATCGCCGAGCGAAACACGACACAAATTCTTCGCGATCCGTACACCCACAAGCCCTTTGTCCACTTCTATGCAACGAAGCGGATCGGCGGGCAGGTCACGAACTCGGAAGCGATCAAGCTTCTGCAATTCGCCTAAGCCTTCGATTTCCCCCGGAAGAGCGGGCGTGAGCGATCGCGTCCGCTCTTTTGCCCTCATTGCGCGTTGTCCATCGCGCACGAGGCAAGGGGATCCGAAATGGCGGCAAGCGAACCGGTGAGCGTCACGCGTCGTTCAGTCATGACACTGACCGGAGCAGCGCTCGCTCTGCCCGCAAGCTCTCTCAACGCAGAGATTCTGGAAGGATGGCGGATGCCATTTGAGCCGAAATTCGTCGACCTCGTACGTAATTATTCGAACACGACCGGCACCGGGAATCTGGTGCTTGGATCGGCCGTCCCGGGCTACACCAGCTTCACTTCCGCGCTGCAGGCGGGCGACCAATTTTATTATTCCGTGATGTTCGACAAGGCGAACCACGCCGAGGTCGGACGCGGGACTCTCCAGGCCGACGGAACGATTGCCCGCGACCCTTGCAACGGAATCCTCACCAATTTCGGAACCGGCACCAAGACGGTGTCGCTGGTCACCGCTGCCGAGTGGTACGCGGAAATACAGGCGAGGCCGATTTCCGGCGAACCCGCGGACGGCGACAAGGGCGACATCACGATTGCCGGAGGCGTGTGGAGCATCAACGCCGGCGCTCCGAATGTTGCAGACAAAGTGCAGCATGTTGCCGACCGGATCGCAGTTTCGAATGCGCCGAGCGGAGTGCCGGCAGTGTTTCTTCGGGAAACGGGCCGCGAGGGCATGTTCGTATGGTCCGGAGCGGATCTCTCGGCCCACGTTGGCGCCGATCCGAACCAGGGAATCTATGTCGCTCCCGTCTCTGACCCGACCGGCAAATCCGGCGCCTGGGTGCGGCAGTTTTCTGGACGGGTGAATGTCAAGTGGTTCGGCGCGACGGGCGATGGCACAACAGACGACAGCCTCGCCTTTGCTGCTGCCCTTGGCTACCTAAACGCGACGGCCGCCGCCGGGCCGTATGCCAGCGGCAACCATGGGCTGTTCATTCCTTACTCGGCGTCCCCGTATTACCTCGGCACCACCACGCTGGACGTCCGGACCTGCCTGATTATCGAGGGCGAAAGCGTCGGCGAAGCGGGCGGCGCAGCAACGCATTTGAAGTGGGCGGCAGGTGCTACCGGAATCCGCGTTCAGAGCTCGAACACCGTTGGTGACACAGGAACTCAGACGCAGGATAACACCAAGTCTGGCGCTGCCTCGATCATCCGCAACCTGCTTCTCGAGGGCGGCTATAACGGATCCAACGACGCAGATTACCACGGCATCCATTTGCGTTCGCGGGCGAGCATTCGCGATTGTTACGTCACCAACTTTCAAGGCAACGGGATCTACATAGCGTGTGATGCCATGGGGAACGGTGGCGTGCCTGTTGGGAACGCCAACAATTCCGAGATCGCCAAGGTGATTGTTACCGGATGCCGGAACGGCATTTACACGATCGGCGGCGACGTGAACGCCGGCCTGATCACGGCGGCCGACTGCATGTTCAACCGCCAGTGGGGCATCAGCGAGAACGGTTTTCTCGGCAACACCTATGTTGCGTGCCACACTTCAGGCAACTCATCAGGGCCATATCAAACGACAAATGCGAATGCCCGCAATGTCTTCCTTGGCTGCTACTCGGAAGGTGATCAGTCGCCATCGTCGTTTGTGGCACCAACATTCATCTTTGGAGGGATGCACGGCGCGGGGATCAACGGCACCGGCGTGTTTTTCCGCAACAACCTGGGAGTCGTCACATTCGACGCACTCAGCGCCACGTCGGCGAGCATCGACACACTCTCGGTCGACAAGCAGGTCAGTTACCAGAGCGGCGCCGCGCAGTTCCTGTTTTCGGGCTATAACGGCGGCAACGCCATAGAGCTGAATCTCACCGCGAACTTCGGCGGCAACCTTCAACCGGGAATCCGGTCCTACAATACCGGCGGCGGCTTCAATCCGTTCTACTTCTGCAGCGCGAATCTCGCCTGGGTTTCCGGGGCCGATGGCTACGTCCATTGGACACTCGACAACAGCGGGATGAACCTCGGCGGAACCTACAAAGTCAACGGAACCCAAGTTGTCGGAGCGCAACAGACCGGCACTCTCGCCGACGCGACCGATCTCGCGTCCGCAATCGCGCTGGTGAACGACCTCAAGGCGAAGCTTATCGCCCATGGATTGATCGCGTGAGCGGTGAGGGGAGCCCATAATGGCGATCTCAGCCGACGCCCTCGGCGGTAGAGCGATTTCCGCCCAGAGCGGATCAGGCACAGTCAAACGCCCGCCCGCGAAGCGGGTCGTCATCGCGGAGCTGGACGCTCGCGAAATCGCGGATCAGCGCTGAGCCCATCATCCTTCCTAAAAGCGAGGATTTTAATGACATTATTGCTCAAGGATCCGGATTCGATCCTGGATTATGCGATCGATTGGGGATCCGATTACCTGGTCGACGACACCATCGTCGACAGCAGCTGGGTCGTGGAACCCGACGAACCGTCGGGCTTGCAGGTGCAGGCCTCCGCGTTCGACGGAGCGACTGCAACGGTGACAGCGGCAGGTGGCATTGCCGGGCACATTTATCAGCTGACCAATCATGTGCAGCTCGCGTCCGGTTTGGCTGACAGCCGGTCGGTAATCTTGCGCGTGGAGTTTCGCTGATGACCGGCTTTGGGATAGCCGAGCCGATCGTGTCGCTGGCGGAGGCGCAAGCATTCGCGCGGATTGAAACGGACGACGAAGAAGCGCTGATCGCCGGGCTAATCCGCACTGCAAGCGGGCTGTGCGAGGCCTTCATCGGCCAGGTGGTGATCGCCCGGGAATTCCAGGCTTCGATTCCCGCCACCTCGGATTGGCAGAGGCTATCCGTAACGCCGGTGCGGTCGATCGATCTGGTCGAAGTGGTTGCGAACGATGGATCGAGGATGGCGATGGCCGCCGACGGCTTCGCACTCGACATTGACTCCAAAGGGGACGGCTGGGTCCGGCTGACGCGAGTGCCGCTGCCGGAGCTCACTGCAGTGGCGGCTCTAATGGGCGAGGATCGGATCATGCCGGAATATCTCCGGCAGGGCTACGTAAGCGTGAGTGGCACCGCCGGTATCGCGCTGACAGAGAACGACGTGCCGGAGCCGATACGGCAGGGCGTGCTCCGGCTTGTCGCGTCGTTGTTTGCGGCTCGCGATGGCGACGGCGGCGACATTCCGGCCGCAGTCACGGCGCTTTGGCGGCCGTATCGGCGCATGAGGCTTTTCTGATGCGCCGCCCCATCCACGCCAACCGGGGGCGGCGGCAATGACGGAATTCGCTGGAACGCTCCGCGAGCGGATCATGATCGAAAGCAGGGTGACGAGCCGGACTCCAGCGGCGCTGCAACAGGAGGGGTGGCAGACGGTTGCAAGCTGCTTCGCGGCTGTCGCGCTTGACGGTGTGGGCTCTGAAACCGAGGGAATGGCGCTGAGCGCGATGCCGCGGTTCCGAGTGACGATCCGCAAGCGTGACGGGATCGCAATCGACCAACGGATCCGTTGGGGCACGCGCACGCTGATGATCCGCCAGCTGCTCGATGATCCACTCGCGAAGGACCGACTGACGATGCGGTGCGACGAGGTACGGGCATGATGGAAAGACTGCTGGCTCGCGCAGAGCAGATTGCGCAAGCAGCTCAGGCTAATCGCATAGAGGCAATGGCTGAGGCGGCGGCGGAAGAGCTGAGCGGTGTTTCAGTCTTCAAAACTGCGACAGGCGTCGTGCTTCGGGGAAAGAAATTGATCGAGCGGTGGCTGTGGGACCC